CTGACACTACGTTTGTGTTTAGCAACCCCCCTACGACGGGTACTGCCCTCGGATTTACGTTGGGGCTAACTGGCCTGTATATTTCTGACGGCTATGACCTAGCTAATGCAGAGCCACCTGCTTATGGATATTTCAGTGTTGCTGCTCAAGAAACAAGTCCACAAGGCATCTTCTTTAAACCCGATGGCACAAAGATGTACGTTATTGGGGTGGCTGGAGACGACGTAAATGAGTACGACCTAAGCACAGCTTGGGATGTCTCTACTGCATCTTACTTACAGAACTTCAGTATTGCTGCTCAAGAAACATCTCCAACCGGCATCTTCTTTAAACCCGATGGCACAAAGATGTATGTTATTGGGAATACTGGGGACGATGTAAACGAGTATGATCTGAGTACAGCTTGGGATATAAGCACTGCGTCTTACTTGCAGAACTTCAGTGTCGCCGCTCAAGAAGCATTTCCAACCGGCATCTTCTTTAAACCCGATGGCACAAAGATGTACGTTATTGGGTCCGTTGGAGACGATGTTAACGAGTATGACCTAAGCACCGCTTGGGATATCACTACGGCTAGTTACCTTCAGAACTTCAGTGTTGCTGCTCAAGAAGCAACTCCACAAGGTATCTTCTTTAAGCCGGATGGGACTAAGATGTACGTTATTGGGGCTACTGGAGACGACGTAAATGAGTATGACCTAAGCACAGCTTGGGATATCTCTACTGCATCTTACTTGCGCAAATTCAGTGTTTCCGCTCAAGAAGCAAATCCATCCGGCGTGTTCTTCAAACCCGATGGCACAAAGATGTACGTTATTGGGGATAGTGGAAATGCAGTCTATTCCTACACCCTAAGCACAGCTTGGGACCTAAGCGCTGCCAGCTTTGATTTTCCCACTGAAGGGTACTTCAGTGTTTCCGCTCAAGACATATCTCCCTCCTGTATCTTCTTCAAACCCGATGGCCTAAAAATGTACATTCTTGGGACTGTTGGAGACGATGTTAATGAGTATGACCTAAGCACAGCTTGGGATATAAATTCAGCTTCTTACCTTCAGAACTTCAGTGTTGCTGCTCAAGAAACAGTTCCAACCGGTATCTTCTTCAAACCTGATGGGACAAAGATGTACATTCTTGGGACTAGTGGACGAGACGTAAATGAGTATGACCTAAGCACAGCTTGGGATGTAACGTCGGCCAGTTACTTACAGAACTTCAGTGTTGCTGCTCAAGAAACAAATCCAACCGGCATGTTCTTCAAACCTGACGGGACAAAAATGTACATTCTTGGGTCTACTGGAGATGATGTTAATGAGTATGATCTAAGCACAGCTTGGGATATAACTTCAGCCAGTTACTTGCAGAACTTCAGTGTTGCTGCTCAAGAAACAAATCCACAAGGCATCTTCTTCAAACCTGATGGCTTAAAGATGTACGTTATTGGGAATATTGGACAAGACGTAAACGAATACGACCTAAGCACAGCTTGGGATGTAACTTCAGCTTCTTACCTTCAGAACTTCAGTGTTGCCGCTCAAGAAACAAATCCATCCGGCATCTTATTCAAACCTGACGGCCTAAAGATGTATATTATTGGGTCTAGTGGGGATGCAGTATGGCAATACTCCACAGGCTCTGCCGTAGATGCGACCTTCACATACCCTGCGTCTGTCGAGTGGCCAGCAGGTACACCCCCTACCGCCCCTGCTGACGGTGAGACGGACATACTAAGATTCCTCACGCTTGATGGTGGCACAACTTACTACGGACGCTTGATAGGTGACAACTTCAGCTAAATAGGAGCTCCAAATGCACGTTAAGATCACAAACGACCAGCCCGTAGAATTTCCCTACACAATCGGGCAATTTCGTCGTGACCACCCTAAGACTAGCTTTCCTCGCATCATTCCTGACACGATGCTGAAGCGCCATCTGGTGCATCCAGTGATTGAACTGTCTAAGCCAGCCTATGAGCCGTTGGTACAAAATTTAGTAATGGGTGATATGCCTCACAAAGAGGTGATCCGTCTGAAGACAGAAGAAGATGCCACAAACCATATCACAGGCGAGGTAGACCAGTCTCAGGTAGGTCAGCCTATTCACGGTAATCGCTGGTTCATTGGCTACACGGTCGTCAACAAGCCGCAGGATCAGGCAGAGGATGCTATTCGCAACCATCGTGACCAACTCCTGCAAGCAACAGACTGGCAAGCCCTAAGCGACAACACAATGAGCGAGGCAATGACAACCTACCGTCAAGCCCTGCGCGATGTGCCAGACCAAGGCGGGTTTCCGTTTAGTGTCGTCTGGCCCACCAAACCTTAGGAGTGACCTATGTTAGGTTTTAGCCCTCTCGCCTCTGCACCGCTTGCGGATGATGGGGTTACTGCTGACGTAATTTACGGGCTGAATGGCAATGACATTACGACTGGTCAGCCTGTTGTTGGTGCCTCAAGCATTGCCCAAGACCATGACTTAGCACCAGATGCTTTGACGACAGGATCACCTGTTGTTGGTGCCTCAAGCATTGCCCAAGACCATGACTTAGCACCAGATGCTTTGACGACAGGATCACCTGTTGTTGGTGCCTCAAGCATTGCCCAAGACCATGACTTAGCACCAGATGCTTTGACGACTGGTCAGCCTGTTGTTGTGTCATCAACGGTTGTTCAAGAGCATGTGCTAGCAGCAAACGATATCACGACAGGACAACCTACTGTTGGGTCGTCAGGTGTTGCTCTCACAACAGCTATTTCTGCTAACGGGATCACTACAGGTCAGCCTACGGTTGGTGCCTCAAGCATTGCCCAAGACCATGACTTAGCACCAGATGCTTTGACGACAGGATCACCTGTTGTTCAGTCGTCAACGGTTGTTGAAGATCATGACTTAGCACCTACAGCTATCACGACAGGACAACCTACCCTTGGGTCGCCAGACATTGTTCTCACAACGGCTATTTCTGCTGATGGGGTCACTACAGGTCAGCCCACTGTAGGTACATCTAGCGTAGCCCAAGACCATGACCTTACGCTTACTGCTATCACCACAGGCCAGCCCACTCTCCCATCAATTACGATGTCGGAAGATGAGACCTTTAATGCTGATCCTGTCACGGCTGGTGTCCCTACAGTAGGCTCTCCCGATTTTACGCAAGATCATTCCCTAATTCCCGTTGCTATTGTTACAGGTCAGCCTGTTGTTGGTGTGTCATCTATCGGTCAGGTGCATACGCTCACAGCAGCTAACATTACTACAGCACCCCCCACTGTTGGTGAAACTAACGCTCAGATTACTGTCGTTATTTCCATTGAGGGCATAACAACTGGTGAGACTACGGTTGATGCTTCTGACCTAAGTCAAGACCATAATCTGTCGGCTGATGGTATTACTACTGGTCAACCTGTTGTTCAACCCATCACGGCTACTGTTGTGTTCGTACTTCTTGCCGATAGCATTACGACTGGTATCCCTGTTGTTGGACAACTTACCATCAACCCCTCCAAGAAAAGAATAGTTTCAGTCACAGCTAACTCTGACAACACAGCTACGCTATCTGAAGCAACTAATTCAGCTACATTTAGCAATAACCAAAATAGGGCAGCGTAATGGCATTTAGAATTGGACAGAATGATACTTCGCCATCTTTGCAGGCTACCCTCTCTGATGCTAACCTTGCACCTGTAAACCTAACAGCCGCTACTGTTATGCTGCACATGAAGGCTATCGGGGGTGGTCTGGTTCTTGATGAGCAAATGACAATCACTAATGCCCTTGGTGGTGTCGTTCAGTATGACTGGCAGGCTGGTGATACAGCTACAGTAGGAACCTACTATGTAGAGTTTGAAGTGACCTACGCTGATGCTTCTGTAGAGACCTTCCCTAATACTGGTAGCCTCCCTCTGGTTATTACACGAGAGTTGAACTGATGAGTTTAGATTTTACGAAAGCTGACTATCAGGGTGAAAAAGTAACCCTCAACAAACCTCGTCGTATTCAAGGTGGCAACAAGAAGTTTGAAGTGTTCGTACAGGATGGTGGCAAGGTTAAGCGAGTTACTTTCGGTGATCCTAACATGGAAATTCGACGTGATGACCCCAAAGCTAGGGCTAATTTCCGCTCCCGCCACTCCTGCGACACCAAGAAGGACAAGACAACGGCTGGTTATTGGTCCTGTCGCATGTGGGAAGCAGATACATCGGTGGGTGATATGACTAAATTCGAAACAAGTGGTAAGATTACCAAGGTTGATGATGAGCAACGCATGATTTACGGTTATGCTTCTGTCGTCACCAAGGGTGGAAAACCTGTAGTTGACCGTCAGGGCGACATTATTT